TCAAACAAATTAATTTTATTGAACGTCTTCCAGGTATTATCGAAAAGATTAATAAGCTTAAAGAATCACATACTGTTTATTTAAGAGCACATTATTATCCAAACAATGAATCAGTATTTTCGTATATCATGGAAGAATATAATATACCATATGTTATTATGGATAAAGAATGGCATCACATTGTAGACCACTATCCAAACGAAATAGATCCTAACGCAAAGATATATCACTTCATAAATAAAAAGTTTAATGCATTCTTTAAAGATAAGACTCAAGCAATCTTTTCTATATACATTGATATCCCTGATCAGGATTTAGATTCTCCGTCTGATTTTAAAGATGATGAAGTATCTAAAAGCAAACGCACAAAAGAAAGATTAGCAGAATATAAAGACCGTTTAGTAAACAATCATAAAGAATATGCTGAATCAATCGATGCCGAATATTTAATGTTTGGTAGAGATAAACAATACGAAGATTTTAAATCTAGGTTTCCTATGTTGTCCGAGTATGATGTTATTAATTTATATAAGATATACTTGTTAGAAAAGTTAGTTAATGAATATGATTTAGTTATGTATATTGATATGGACGTGTACTTTAGACGTAATATTAATGTATTCAATTACGTTCCATGCGAAAGCATTTGGTGTTGTATGTATGAAACTCCGCATCAAGCAGGAGTTCGGTTTAATAACAGCTATTATCTAAAACGGTATAAGCATGACTTTAGAAATCCAGAGTCTAAGTTCTGGAATGCACACGCTCTTTTAACTGAAGAAGATTTGGATACTAGCGGTTTGGTTGTTTTTAATACTGGTGTTATGATGTCGAGTAAAAACGTAATGGATCGAATTGATTACTTTTCTGATATTGATGAAGTTATTAAAACAATGTCTGAAGTAAAAGAATATTCAATGTATACTGATCAAATTAGAGATTCATTCGGATATGATAACGAAACTATTATGTCATATAAAGTATGTAAGAATAATGTGCCAATATATGATATGCCAACGCGTTGGCACCATAAAAACCATTATTGGAGCTATAACTCTTTTGATTCAACTCACAGAGATTACGAATTAGCAAAACACGAATATGTTTCGAAAACAACACAATCAAATTCTGTTATAATACATTTTATATCAAAAAACTTTGGGTTGGTGCTATGATAACGTTTTGGACAGCGATCCCGATTAAATTTGATGATTATAGATTTTATAAAACTTTATTAAGTATGTATGACCCAGATCATCGTACGTTTAAAATTAAAATATTAACAATACATAAGCCAAGCACACATGATTTAAACATTTATATGGTTCCCGTTACTAGTAAAAATATTAATCCACTTGGCGGAATTATAAACTTTAATATTGAAAACGACTCTAAAAACATCGCATACGCTGTTAACGAAGGTATGGATGTTTATATAGATCATTCTTGGGAAGAATATAATTTAGACACGTTTACTAATGGTCATATCTATAAAGAGCATTGGGATTATATTAAGAAAAATAATATTAAACTTCTTTGTAATAACACGAATCATAAACAGCTAACTGATGCGTACGCAAACAGCGCGCCACACCCTATTCAAGATTATGAGGATTTTGTTGTACCGTTTGATTTATTTCAGTATGATGTAAGAATACGTAATACATTTTATAATCAGCATTGGCAACTTAATACAGCGCCATCTTTAGATTTAATAGATAAGGAATATTTCTTTAGTATGTTTGTAGGCGAACTGCAAAAATCTAAAAATATAATATTATTATCTGAATTATTTAAAAGAGGCTTAGATAAAAAGTCGGCGTATTCCGCTTTTAAAGGATCTAATATAAATGACACAATTCGGTATAAAGGTCAACGTGCGCGCTTAATAAACCATCATTCTGATAATTCAACAATTAAATATTTCTTAAATAACGAAGATTACATATCTAAAACAAGATTATTTGAACGATATGATAAGGCTGAGTCTAGTGTTAATATACCAACGACTAGTCATGAAAGGCGAATGCCGCAGGTTGCATATAATTCTCATTTATACTTAGCAGCAGAAACGCAGGCAAGTTGGAATAATTGTTTTTATACCGAAAAAACTTATAAACCAATTGCAGCCGGAATGCCGTTTATTATACTGGGGTCCTATAAACAAAATCAAATATTAAAATCACACTATGGATATGAAATATTTGACGATATAATTGATTACAGTTTTGAAAATACTTTAGAAAGAAATTCACCACGTTTTTTCCTAAAATATACTGAAGATTTATTTGATGAAATAGAGCGTTTAATTAAAGAAGGGCCTAAGATATTCTATCAGCAAAGCGTAAAAGAAAAAATTGAATATAACAAAAATTTGTTTCTTAATAGAACTACGACAGATGCTTTCATTAATGACGTGAGAGAAACATTTTTTAAAGTTAAAGATTGGGATGTACTATGATTATTGGATTTATTGGTATTGGAAAGCTTGGTTCACCAGCAAGCGATTTCTTTGAAGAAGCAGGCCATGTGGTTAAGCGTGCTGATGTTGGCGATAGTATAGAAGACTGTGTAAAGGATTGTGAATTTGTTTTCGTAGCTGTTCCTACACCACATGATCCATCATACGATGGCAAATATATATGTTCAGATTTAGAACCAAAAGATTTTAGTTATGATATCGTTAAAGATGTTATAATTAAAGCTAATAGTGTTATGAATAAAGATCAATGTCTTGTTCTGATATCAACAGTTTTGCCGGGCACTATAAGCCGTGAATTAGCTCACCTGGCAGATAATACAAATCTACTATATAATCCATACCTAATTGCTATGGGCACTGTAAAGGCTGACATGGCCAACCCAGAAATGATTATGATAGGTGGTGATCCTGAGCTAGCAACTGCATTACAAATTATGTATATGAATATGCCAGTAAATTGTAACCGATATATTAAAGGTACATACGAGGAAATTGAATCTACTAAAATATTCTATAACACTTTCATCACTATGAAAATAACTATGTGTAATATGATACAGGATGTTGCTATGAAGTTAGGTAATATGAATGTTGATGTTGTTACTCAAGCGCTTGCTGAAAGCACAGATCGTATTATGTCTCCAAAGTATATGAAAGCTGGTATGGGCGACGGTGGATCTTGCCATCCTCGAGATAATATAGCTTTAAGATGGTTGGCAGAAGAACTTGATTTGGGATATGATTTGTTTGGATCTATTATACATGCTCGTGAACAACAAGCATCGAACATGGCAAAGTACCTTAAAGAATTATCTAAGGAACATGATTTACCTATTGTTATATTGGGTAAAGGATTTAAACCTGATTTAGAATACGAAGATGGATCACCATCAATACTCGTATCTCAGTTTTGTGAATGCACGTTTGATGATATTTCAAAGCCTGCTGTTTTCTTATTAGCACACTCACGACAAACAACATTTGGTAAAGCTAATAAAGAATATGATTTGCCTGAAGGCTCTGTCGTAGTTGATCCTTGGCGTGAAAGAAAAGATGCAATAGGATACGGTTCATGAAAGTATTAATAACTGGCATAGCTGGATTCATTGGCTTCCATTTAGCCCAAGCAATGAAAGATTCTGGTTGGACTGTAATAGGAATAGATAACTACAATAATTTCTTATATAATTCTGATATTAAATACAAAAGAGCAGAAATATTAAATAACTTATCTATAACCGTAATAGCTGCAGATATTCGTAATAAAAATCATCTTAGACATGTTTTTCATAACGACGATTTTGATTTAGTTATTCACTTAGCAGCACATGCAGGTGTACGACATTCTTTAGACCATGCATCAGCATATATTGAAACAAATATTGTTGGCACACAAAACGTTATAGATGCGTGTAAATCTCATAATATAAACAAAGTAATCTATGCTTCAACATCGTGCACTATGGCTGGAAACGATCTTCCGTGGAAAGAAGATCAACCCACATACGATCAATTAAATCCGTATGGATATACTAAGAAAACTAATGAATCCCAGTTTAAATCATCAGGACTATCTACTATAGGACTGCGCTTCTTTACTGTATACGGACCTTGGGGAAGACCTGATATGGCTTTGTGGCAGTTTACTAAATCAATTCTAAACGATACTCCTATTGATCTTTATAATGCTGGAGATATGGTAAGAGATTTTACGTATGTATCAGACGTTGTAGAAGGAATACTCATTATATCAAAACGAATAATAAATAATGATGTAAGTGAAATATATAACATTGGATATGGAGAGCAAGTACCATTGACTGATTTTGTTCATGAAATAGAATATAACCTTTCGAAAAAAGCGATTGTTAACTTAGTTGATAAGCATCCTGCTGATACACAATCTACTTGGGCTGATAATACTAAAATAAGAAGCCTTGGATGGATACCTTCTACATCTGTTAAAGATGGAATAAAACAATTTGTAAATTGGTTCAAAGAATATGAGTAACTTTACTGAACTAGATTTCTTACCTCAATATGATTTACAATCTGAATTAGAAAAGTTAGATTTAGACTGGGGTCAAACAAACCAGATTTGTATAACTACGATACCTGAAGATCCAGACAACTATCAGTTTGGTGCAGGTAGTCTTTATATGAACTGGAAAGAAACCCAAGCTGGCGAAATCACAACTACACTCAAAGAAAATCCTCCAATAGAATCAGATTTTACAGAAATAGCAAGTGTGTTTAAAGGTACTTTGTTTCATGATGTAATAAAAGAACTGAAAAAATATTACGTAATTGGCAGAGTTAGAATTATGAAAAGCAATCCTAAGTCATCTTTATCTTGGCATTGGGATGATACAATAAGACTACATTATCCAATGGAAACCCACGAAGGGTGTTTCATGGTTATTGGTTCTGAAATCAAACACCTTAAACAAAATACTTGGTATGAAACTAACACAATTCCAAAGCACACAGCTTTTAACGGAAGCTTTAAACATAGAACGCATCTTGTAGTAAACATCGTAAAAAGAATTATTCCGCGTCATATTGCTATCACGGGCCACACAAGTGGTTTAGGTAAACTGCTATATGATAATTTTGATATGGATGGGTTCAGTAAATCGACAGGTTACGACGTAAATGATATAGATTCTATAATTGATTCAATTAAAGATTATAAAGTATTCATTAATAACGTAAAAACAAACCAAGTAGAAATATGCAAACGGTTATGGGAACTATGGAAAGATGATCCTTCTAAAAAGATTATTAATATAGGTAGCCGAGCAAAAGATTTTATTAAAAGCGAATATGGATTTAATAAGCACGTGTTAAGCGAGTTTACTAAACACGCAAACTTTAATGGTGTATGCAAAGTATCTTGTGTAAACTTTGGTTATATTAATAAATTGACTGAAAATGAAATATTAGAAACTATTGCCTTTGTAACAAGCAAGGATTGTGTGGTTGAAGAAATAACGGTCTTTGGTAAAGACGATGTTAGCTAATCATTGTAACTATATAGAAAAAGGTATTCGTTTAAAACTATATAGTCTTAATAACGAGGCGTACATATTTACTAAACCTTGCTGTCATATGACACACGACTTAATACCAACTGAAATAAGCAAATTTACAAAGCTAGACTCTATTGATATTGCAGATATTATGAATATCAAACCTATGCAATACTATAGAAATTATTTTGAAAATAATGAAGGCCTGCATCCTGCATGTGTGTCTTGTATTAATTATGAATCAAAAGGATTAGACAGTCCTAGGTTATCTATTAATAGAGTTGATAATAAAGATTACGATATTAGTAGGTTAGATGTTGTGCTTGGAAATAGTTGCAATTTAGCATGTCCATTTTGTTCAAGCCATGCTAGTAGTCTTATTGAAAAGCTAAGTAATAAATTAGATCGTCAAGATAGACCAGCAGGTTGGATACCATTAAAAGAAGTGCATGACTTTGACCAGCCACAAGCAAATCACACATCGACTACTATTGCCGAAATTTTAAAACATTATAAAGTGCATACGCTAAAACTTATTGGTGGTGAACCGTTCTTAAAAGAAAATTGGGACGGAATAGCAGATGTGATCAATGAAGGTTATTGCAATGATCTTAATTTAGAGATAACAACCAATGGCACAATTATTAATGATGAGATAATCAATAGGCTTGCAAAAGTAAAGAGTGTTAATATAAGTATAAGTGTAGATAGTGTTGGTAATAATTATGAGTTTATTAGATGGCCGCATAAATGGGAAAAGATGTATAGTAATTTAAATTATTTAAACAACAAAGATTTAAAGAATATAAACATTAGAATATTTAATCTCGTTAATATATTTAATTTTGAGTACTTACCGCAAATAGAAAAACTTCATTCCAAACTAAAATATCCAATTAGTTGGAGCTGCGAAATACAACCTATTACACATTTACAGAATTATCAAAACTTACCTGAGCATATAATTGACTATGTTAAATCGCAAATAAAGACCAGCAGTTTACAGAAAGCATTACTGCCTTTAGATCATAATCATTCTAAAGAATCACTTAAAAAGGAATTTGAAGTATTGCTTACACAAAGAAACATGAAAGCCAAAGATGTAATTGGACCTATGACTAGAGAGTATTTTAAATTATGATTAATATCATTACAATTAAATGGGGCACTAAATACGATCATAGACATCCTAATAAAGTATACGAAGACTGCAAAACGAAGTGTAGCTTTGATTTTAAGTTTTATTGCATTACCGATAACGCTGTAGGTTTGCATAGAGATATTATTGCTTTGCCAATGCCAACCCATTCTAATTTAAACTATAATGATTATATTGAAGATCATTTAGAACGTAAAACATTGTTATGGGATCGACCTAAACTTTATATGTTTACTGATTTCGACTTTAAAGGTACTAATATATTTTTAGATATTGATGCTGAAGTAAAAGAGGATCTGATTTATCTTACTACACTGCCAAGTGAAAAACCTTGGTTGATTGATATGTGGTGGAAAACAAACTGGAGAGAAAACTGGGATAAACTGTGGAATGGAAGAGTTAATACCAGCGTTGTAGTTTGGAAAGATAACCAATGTGAATTTGTAACAAAGGCCGTATTAGCAAATGCACAAGAAAACTTTGATAAGTACTCCACTATAGATACATTTATTGGATATGAGCTAATTGATTATGATGACTATAACAAAACTATGTTTAACTTTCTGCCACCATTTGTAGTATGCTTTGGCAAGAGATTTAATCCAACAGATCATGAATATAAAATAGTGTTATGGAGTAGTAGTCCTGGCGCGTGGCATGGTGGCATACCCGAGGTTCCTGGTGTTAATTGAAATCATACAACAAAAGCATTACAATATGCTTAAACAATTTTGCAAAGAATGTAAAATATTAGGCTATGAAAATAACTCTAGCTTAGAAAGAATGAATTTACTTTGGTGTAAAGATGTTGGACAGTATTGGTGCGCAGTGAAAGACGATAAGATAGTTGCCGTGGCTGGTTGCCACCCTTTCCCAGAAGCAGGAGAAAATGCCTGGCGAATAATGTATAGAGGATGCGAACTTCCTGGCACTGACACATTCAAAGGATTAGGTAAAGGTGATTGGAACAGTATTACACAGAGAGAATTTATTCCATTAATGATAGAGTGGATACCAAGTAAAGAATTGTATATAACTACAAACATAGACCACGAGCACTCAAACGGTAAAGCAACACGAAATCATCGTTTAATGGGTTTATTAGCAAAACAAAAAATACTTGACAAAGCACAAGATATGTGTTATAATGAAGTAGAACAAACTGTATGGAAACTTAATATAGAAATCTATACAAGTAGACGAGAAAGGATTATAGGACGTTATGTTGATTAATTGGAAACACTTAGAACAAGCAAAACGGAAAGCTGGTAAACCTTCTGCTGGTTATTGGTGGCACTTTAAGCTAGCTATTTCTGAATTCTTTTTCTTATTACTCGTTACACTGGGTAGCCTTATCCATGCCATATTTCCGTGGGTTTTAGACTTCCAACTTTTGCAATGGAGAATTAATAGATTGAAAATGTTAAAAGATAAACTGCCAGAGGATGAACAATTACAAAAGGTACACTTTGATGAATAGTTATTTTAATGGTAAGTACATGCCTCTAGACGATGTAAGAATATCTCCGTTAGATTTTGGATTTATCCATTGTCACGCAACATATGATGTAATGAGAGGTCTCGTTCATTTCGATAAACATTATAAAAGGTTCGTAGCTAATTGTGAATACTATGGGTTTACTCCTCCGGCTAAAGATGAGTTAATGAAAATAATCGTAGAGCTTATTCAAGGCGATATGTTTATTTGGTTAATTATGTGGAAAGGTACACCACCTTCAGGATCACCACGTGATATGACAGGACCTGATAACTTTCTAGTATATACTAAACCATATTACCATATTGCTTCTAAACCGATTAAATTAAAGATGTTTAATGATCTACCAAGGTCTCCTGGTTATCAAACACACAAGAACTTTTCATGGATAGAACTTACACAGGCACAAAGACATGCTGATGAACATGGATTTGATACAGCATTAGTACGTAGTGTAGAAGGATATGTTAATGAAGGTCCTGGATTCGGTGTTTGTTTTGTAGAAAATGGAACTGTTTATACACCAAACAAAGACGTTTTAAATTCAGTTACGATACAGGTAGTAGAAGAAATGTGTGTAAAATTAAACATACCGTTTGTCCGAGCTGACTTTACAAAAATTGATTTTGAAGAATGTTTTATATGTAGTACATCAGGTGGATTAACATCTGTAAGTCAGATAGGTGACTATCATTTTAAATCATTTGAATTGACTAAAAGATTGCAAGAAGAATATGCACGTATTTCGGGATAAAAATAATCGTAAGGTTTTATTATTACACATCCCAAAATGCGCTGGCACAACTCTAGGTCATATGTTACAAGACTTACCAGATCATAAATGGTATAATTTGAAAGATGGTTATTACAATGATCATATACCTATTAAAGTCGCAAAGCACATAATAGACTATGATTATAGCATTTGTTTTGTGCGAAATCCGTATGATCGATTCCTTAGCAAATATGCTTATCTAGTTGATTATGATTATCATAAAGGATATGGCGGGTTAAGCATAGACTATTTCTTAGAAAATAAACCTAATCACAAAGATGCAGGATGTTGGACACCAGAAGGTTGGCGATTACAAACTGAATATATAAACAATGAAGTAGATCACGTATTTAAAATTGAAGATAGAAATCCTATAAATGTTTTAAATGAAATACTCGGTACTAGCATTATACAGAAAAAAGTAAATACAACTCAACACAGTTATAAACTAACTAATAAACAAAAATTAAAAATACATAATATATACAACCAAGATTTTAAGGAATTAGATTATGATAATTTATATTGATATGGACGGAGTGATTGCAGATTTCTCAAGCTGGATGAAAAGTCATATTCCGGATATTGATGAAGATATGTGGAGAGGTACAGACAAACCTTGGAATGTAATGAAAGAAAATTATAAAGAAGTTTATCTTAATCTAAAACCACTACATTTATTAAGTCATGCTAATTATATGTATAACAACTTAGAGCATGTAAAGTTCCTAACAGCGATTCCTCATTCTTGGTGGGATACACACGAAGGTGAAATTGCTAAGCTTAACAAAACCACGTGGCTAAACCAACACATAAATAATTTTAAAGATGAAGACGTTATTTTTACCGCAGGTGCAAAAGATAAAGTCAAATACGCAAATGAAAGCTCTGTGTTATACGATGATCGTGAAGATACAATTCAAGCCTGGAACGCAGCAGGTGGTATCGGAATACATGTAAAAGGAATATAATGATATATTTAGATTATGACGATGTACTAATCAATCCAAAGCCCAGCTCAAGACCACTAACTAGAGCTGATGTTAATATTGAAGTTGGTGGGGTTGTTCCTATAGTCATCGCGAATATGCCAAGCACAGGCACGTATAAAATTGCGAAGCTTTTAGCAAAAGAAAAGATCGTTACGTTTATTCATAAAGAATATTCTATCGAAGAACACTTACAGCATTTAATGGACCCTGATTTAGATGTTGATTATGTTGGCATCACGAGTGGTGTCCGCCAGAAAGACATTGAAAAAACTACAGCGATTTTAAGTAAAATTGAACCTGCATTTATTAATATTGATATTGCAAATGTATATGCTAACATGTCTGGTATGGTTACTGCTATAGAATACTACAAGAAGCATTTTCCAGATTGTGAAATTGTTGCAGGTAATATAGCAAATACATTAGTTGTAGATGAACTCGTTAAGGCCGGTGCAGACTGGATTAAGATTGGAGTTGGTCCAGGAGCTGCTTGTAAAACTCGATCCGAAGTTGGTGTAGGTGTTCCACAGTTAAGCGCTGTTCAAGAAATTAGTAAACGAGCAAAAGAGCTTGGTGTAAAAACAATTGCTGATGGTGGATGTGTTACTAGTGGTGATGTTTGTAAAGCCATTGCTGCTGGTGCTGATATGGTAATGATTGCTGGCATGGTTTCAAAGTCAGAAGAGTGTGATAATATTGTAGAAATAGATGGCAAAAAGTATGTTAATTTCTATGGGTTAGGATCTAACAAGCAATATAGCAAACACGGAATATCTGATAAAGAATATAGACCAAACGAAGGAAGAGACTTATTAATTCCGTGTAAAGGTTCTATTTTAGATGTAACAAACCAAATTAAAGGAGCTTTGCGAAGCGTATGTACTTATGTCGGAGTTGATGATATTTCAAATCTTTATGAAAATACTGAATTTATTAAAGTAAATCATCAAATGAATAAAAGTTTAGTAAGATATGAAACATAATGGAAAACTTGATTATTCTAATTCCAGTAGCGATTGACAATGAAAAAAGACAGCGCAATCTTGATTTTGTAAAACAATATTATGAAAATTACAACGTATCTATATTGCAGCAGGATTGCAGCAATTATTTTCACAAAGCAAAAATATGCAATGACGCTTATAAAAAAAATAAAGATAAAGTAATTTTTATGTGTGATGTAGATTGCATAGTTTCACATGATAATATTAAAAAAGGATATGAATTAATATTAAATAATAATAATACGTTAGTATATCCATTTGATAAAGTTGATTACATAGATCCCGAAGAGTATCATGATAGCATTGATGATTATCGCAACTATCTTGTTCATAGAACAATAGAAAATTTCCCTAAAAAACTAACTCTGCATAAAATGCTCGATTATATTATTGGTTACTCAGATGCGGTGACGAACTTAGATTATAATTTTACAGACAACGGGTATTCTAAGCCTCTTGGTTTTGGATTTATGTTTAAATTTTCTGCATATAACCGTGTAGGATTGGATAATCAACATATGTTAGATTATAATTTTGAAGACTTAGAAAGATACGAACGCTGCAAAAAAATGAATTTTAATATAGAGCATATATCAGGAACGGCGTATCATATGGACCACAGCAATGGTATTGACTGGGGTGCTAAAGTTAGATCAAACAAAAGCTTTATCAAGCAAAACGTATTTGAATATCTGAAGATTATAAACTTAAATAAAACAGAACTAGAAAGTTATATAAAATCATGGCCGTGGATACAAAAATGTTAGCACCGCAACTAATTGAACTTAATATAACAGAGTTATGTAATAGAACTTGCAGCTTTTGCCCACGCGGGCATGATTATCCAAACTTAAATTTAAATATGAGCATTGATACGGCTATTAAAATCCGAGATCAAAGTAAAGGATTCGTAAACAACATACATCTTGTTGGTAGAGGTGAACCATTATTGCATCCGAACTTTTTAGAAATAGTTAAAGTATTTGCTACAGACTTTACTGTGCGTATAATGACTAACGGAGATATATTAGATAAACACATAGATGATTTAAATGATGTGTTAGATTTAAACAGTGGGAAGCATAGAGTTACAGTTAGCTTATATGATGACGAAGAACAATACAACCATTTTAAAGAAGAATATGATTTTTTTAGTGATGTAAGTCTTTACAAAACCTACGATATAGATCAGGGAACAGAAGATGAAACATTTAATAAGAAGCATTACATAACAAACAGAGCTGGTGCCTTGTACACTTCTTCAAGCGTAGACCCGTGCTATATACCATTAAATAGAATGTTTATTGACTGGGACGGTAGTGTAAACTTGTGTTGTCACGATTGGTCTGTGAAGGCGACGTACGGAAATATAAATAATACAAATGTACAAAACATATATAAATTTATATGTGATAAATATGCTAAAGAGTTGATAAAAGGAAATCGCTCTTGCACTAAGCAATGTAGTAAATGCGATGTGTCAAGTGATGATCCTTTAAAATTTGTCTATAAAGACTGGCAAGAACAGCAAAATGCAAGAATAAACCTTTTAGGAGAAACATAATCATGCCATTAAATTTTGATAGCGATGTAGATTTCGTAGACCAAGACGTACGATACATGGACATCTTATACGCCGAAACCCCGACAGGTTTAGATAGGTGGAGAAACTGGTTTCAAAGTAATCTGCCTGCCATTTTAGCTGAAATACCAGCTCCAGAAGGAAAGGTTGTACAAGCTGGAACTTGGAATGGAGATTTTTACAACGTCCTTAAAAATCATTATGGCGCTGATAATTGTGTAGGATTTGATATAGCGCAATACATAGAAGATGATAGCATTACGTATGGAGATTTTAGAATAGTTGGTCCTCAAACGAGTATTCAGTCTGCTGTATTTTACAATGGCATGGGTTCTTGGAAAAATAATGCTACAAGTAAACAAGCCGGTTTAAATTGGGCAACAGAAAATTTAGTATCAGGTGGTATTTACTTTGATGTTCATCATGGTAAACATGATAGAGAGCAAATTTTAAAAGAACTTCCAGATTTCACGTGGTATAACACATTCGGACAACAATTGGTAGTACTAATTAAAAATTAATATAAAGAACTCATATATTATGTGTAAAATAACAGATTTTGATTCAATATTAAAGAACGGTGTAAAGATTGCGAGCAGTGGCACCACTGGTAAACCAAAAGAAATATTTCGTACACCCGAAAATCTTAAGGCTTCGATAGAAGTAGCAATTGATGCTCAAAAGCTGACATCCAAAAGTAGAATACTAACTGTAACGCGAATGACTCACGCAGGTGGATTATTAACGCAGAGTTTACCGGCTTACACGCTTGGTGCTGAATTGTCTATTAAGCAATTTAATCCATACACATTTTTAAAAGACTTTAAAGATTACACTCATACTTTCCTAACACCTGCTCATATGCGAGCTTTGATGAATACTAAAGGATTTAAAGATTGTAACTTAAGTGGGAAATGGATACTAGGTGGAAGCGATCCTGTTAGCTGGGAAATGATTGAAGCGTTTGTTTATCATGGCGCAACTGTTCAGCCAAATTGGGGTATGAGCGAAGTAGGCCCGATAGCTATTAATACGGTATTCGATGATCTTTTGAAAGTGTATGAATATCGATACAAAGCAAAAAACGGCATTTTGCTAGGAGACAATACTTATTGTGATACTAAAGTAGTAGATGGAGAACTCTATGTTAAGGGTCCGACCTGCTATATTGATGACTGGCTCCCAACTGGCGATATGGTTGAGCTTCACAACGATCTTTTTTTATACAAAAGACGAAAATAACTGTTGACATTCATTTCCAGACTGTGTATATTAATTATATAAACAGAAAGGATACAAAATGACACTCTTCACACAAGTAATCGCCAACCAAATCCCTCAAGGTCTAGATCGTTACGACCAAATCTTCGCAGCTAAGGAACTGATCCTCGCAACAGAATATCCTAACCTAGCTACATGCAGAGAGACTCTAGAAGACATCGAAGAAATCATCTTCCAAAGAGAAGGAATTAATTTGTAATTAAATGAAATTAACTGTTGACATCAACATTCGTTCTTGTTATAATAGATATATCAAATCAAGTTAAGGAAGTTACAATGAAATACGCAATTTACCAGATCCAATTATCAGACGCTCAAGTTGATCTTATCAACGCAAGAGGTCATTCTGCGGTACCTGCACAAATCGCTAAACTGGATATGACTATGGATTTTAGTGGTGGCAAAATCGGCGGTTTGGCTTCAGATGCTTGGATCAATGGTTTCTATACTCATGTATCAAACATCGAAGCGGTTGACGTCAACCAAGTCTTTGAGATTGGTAATATGGGTCCAGAAGAGAACATCGAACGTTTATCTCGTATGTCCTCAGTTTCAGTTGGTGATGTGATCGTTGATGAAGAAGGTCAATGTATTGTAGTTGCACCAATTGGTTTCGTAGCGTTTTCTTTCAACCCTAAAATGGCAGCATAAATAATGAACGAATATCTTAAAGAAGTTACAGTTTGGGATTCACCTGTACAGAATCACACGTACATTGTTACACCAGGCGGTTGGTTAGCAGGTTACATCAAACAAGGTACTACAAAAGAAATTATTTTTTCTAAGCCAATGAAACAATGGTCTAAAAGCTATCGTAAATTTCAAAAGGTTGCAAAATTTGACGACCAAATGAGTTAATAAGAGGGTAAAATGATGGGCGCTATTTGGAGAAGAACACAGCCAGCATTAACGTACGCTACTGCGGCTCACGCAGCTGTTGGTCAACGACGCAAGTACACACATGAGCCATACATTGTACATCCTATTAGGGTTGCCAATACTGTAGACTCATATGGTGGTACTGACGATATGATCTCTGCTGCTTACTTACACGATGTTGTTGAAGATACTAGAATAACTATTGAAGATATCAATGATATGTTTGGTAGCGTAGTTGCAGTCATCGTTGACGGTCTTACTGATGTTAGTGTGCCAGAAGATGGCAATCGCGCAGTACGCAAAGCAATGGATAGGCAGCACAGTGCAGATGCAACTTGGGCCGCACAGTTTGTTAAGTGTGCTGACATTATAGACAACGCTAGTGACATTGGCGACAATGATCCTAGCTTCAATGTTGTATACCGCAAAGAAATGGTGTCACTACTTGAAGTATTGGACAAAGTTAAAGATGAACCAATTTATGCAGCCGCTGTTAAGGCGGTTGCGTAATGATTGATCATGGGTTTGGTGAAAGAAAAGACTAATACAGGAGAGATTGGATGGACATGGACTACTCAGTACTACTATTACCCGCCGCTTTATTTCCGGCAATACCTTTAATGATGATATCTTTTGGTAATCGTTATACATCTTTGGCTACATTAATTCGTAAGATACATGACGAAATAATGTCTAAGAAGTTAAGTAAAAAGGATAAAGCAACAAATAGATACTTAAAACAAATAAAGGTACTACGAAAACGTTTAGGACTTAATAGGGCAACATCAACATTGGCAGCATTTGCATTTATATGCAACTTGCTTGCTATGTACTTTGCTTTTATTAATTTATTTTCTATATTCAGTCTATTGTTTACAAGTAGTTTAGTTATGTTTGGATTAGCAATATTGTTATATGCAGTTGAATTGCAATTCGCCACTAAAGCATTAGATACGCACTTACAAGATTTAGAGGACTTGTAATTAAATCAAAATAAGTGTTGACATCGACATTCGTTCTTGATATAATAGTCATACAAATTAAGGAGAGATACTATGTTAGTTTATTGTGATTATATCGCGGATTCAATTCAAATCATGTTGCGTCGTGAGATCAACGATTTTGAAGATACCACTATTCTAGAAACAGTAGAGGGTGTTAAAATGGATTTGCATCCTACAGAAGGTTACTTCGTTAGTACTAAGAAAACTATGAAAGTGACTGACAAGAACGGTAGAGCTTATCTAGTGACGGTAGAAGAACTATGATGGAATATACGGTTATCACTAAGGATGGTTCTAAACAGTCATTCTACATACGCCAGTACGCCGAGATGTATGCTCGTGTGTATGGTGGACGTGTTGTTGGCAAACCAGTATTAGAGCTAATTAAAGCAGCTTAATTTGTAATTAAATCAAATTAACTGTTGACATCAACATTCGTTCTTGATATAATAGTCTTATCAAATCAAGTTAAGGAACACGTTATGAACAACCTATTTACTTTTGTAGAATCAACCGATCCACAGTTAGAAGATAACATGTGGACATGTAATGCTAATCCTGCTGTTTACATTCAAGACTGTCGTGACTACGGCGGAGGTTACTTTGCTAATGCTGAGGTAGATGCTGGATTTCTTGAGTTGGGTGAATTTAAGACTCTTAAGTCTGCAATGGCTAACGTTATCGCTTATGTTCAAAATAAGTGAAAATAACTGTTGACATCAACAACTCACTATGTTATAATAGTCTTATCAAATCGTAATAAACAGGAATACTAATATGTCTCAATATGATCTAACTAAAAATCAACTTATCGTATCTAACATTGGTCGCAAGCTAATGGATATTTCTGTTAACACTCCTATGAAAGGTCTTGATGCCGAAGGCATTGCTCGTACGAATCGTATGTCTACTTTTGGTGATACACTTACTCGGTTTGGAGCTCCTTGGGGTCCTAGGAATCTTTCTGAAGTTTTAAAGACTTCTGGAATTGGTGAAAAAGAAGCTGCAGAATTTATGCAACTTGGCAACTCTTAATTAATCTTATTTTACTCTCTCTAAGGAATATTGCACATGGCTATGATGTCTGAATTAGTATTGGAAATTCGTGAAATGCTTGAAGAAGGTTACCCAGCATTAGCGATCGCGGCTACACTTGATGTTCCATCGGAACTTGTATGGGATGTTAAAGATGAAAATGAATCGTTCTTTAATGGTTCTGTTTTAGATGTAGGAGGACCAGTCTTCGAAACAATCTATGCAAATTAAAAGGAGTTGTAATCCAATGGACAAACTAATTGAACAAGAACACGACGGCATGGCAGTAGATAATTGGTCTGTGCCAATGCTTGATTTTGACTATTCAAACGAGCAGCCTGATATAGAAGCAACGTATAGTGAGTATGAAATTGCAAATTAATTTGTAATTAAAGTGAATTAACCGTTGACATCAGCATTCGTTCTTGTTATAATAGCTGTATAAAGTAAATCAAAGGAAACTATATCATGAAAATTACCTCTCGCACAACTGCTTATTACGCAACAGTCAGAATGGTTAACGGTAAAGTAGATTACCGCGATCAACCTATCTTAGACGGCATCAAAATCGTCGTAAAAATGAACAATGAAGCTTTCGATACTAGCAATAACAAGTACGTGAAACTTCAAGGTCGCGGTCCTCGTGCTGTTCATTCAGAAGCTCGCTATGGCAAAGGCCGTCGTCGTGGTTTTGATCAATCGCTTCCTCTTGGCCTTGCTACACATGCAGATGTTTATGTTTACAACCGCTAGGTTATTCAAAGGAATCAATACAATGCCTAATACTAAACCTATTGATAAAGAAAAACGTGACGCAACTATAGCAAAGCTTAGAAAAGCTCTTAAAGATTGCGATATTGAGTATTACATTAAAAGCGTAGATGGTAATCTAGCCATCGTTAACATTTGGGTTGGTCAATAATAATGAATATGGATGTACTTAACAAGCTACACACGATGCACGTAGTCACTTCTAAGGACGCTGCAGTAAAGCTGATTGATACTACTAAGACGAAGAAAATTGTTCTTAATCGTCTTCTTTATGATATCTCTGTTGCGCCTAGTGCAGCTGAAGTGTCTCGTATCATGTGGCAAGTTTACATGTCTGGTTCTGGATTCGGTACGATTGGATCAACTTGGAAGAAACATTACGCTTCTGCATAAGGATTAATAAAATGATTAAAGTCCCTCAAAACATAACATACTCTATGACTGACGAAGAAATAGAGTATCTTAGCAAACAAGCTCTTGAAATTTCTCAATGTCCTGTAAGAAGCAGAGGTCGCGAATACGACGAATGCTTTAGGGCTACGCGTGCTGGTGCTATTTTGGAATTTGCTTTGGTACATCAAGGCGCAATTAAAAATCCAAAAGAATTTAATGTTTATGATCGAGACTCATACGCTTGGGATGTTATGTGGGATGCTGGTCAAACAGAAGTAAAGCGTAAAAACTTTCTATCAAATGATAACACAAAATGGTATTCGTACAATGATCCAGTTTATGTTAAGACTTTTCTTAAGAACTTAGACATTGTAGACAACTTTATTGTTGGTGATTACAAAGTATTAGAACCTAACGTGTTTGCTGTAGAATGGATGCTTATAACTAAGGTCGGAAAATATTTTAAAAACTATATGCAAGAAAGCCTTTACAATCGTGGGCAAATGTATTATAATCATTACAGAGACGTAAACTGTCAATACTTGAGGCAAGGATAACAATATGAAATTCGATACAGGCAAACCGCCAATTAACTTAGTACCTTCAGAAGCTATCATTGATGCTGCTAATGTGTTTGCTTTTGGTGCACAAAAATACGGCGAAAACAACTGGCGTACGGATATTAATAAGTTTCCGTTATCACGCCACTACGCTTCTATTCAACGTCATATGTTGGCTTGGAATTCTGGCGAAGATCTTGATCCAGAAAGTGGCTTACCTCATTTGCATCACGCGATGACTCAGCTAATGATCTTGACTACGTGTGTACGCGAAGGCGTTGATGTTGACGATCGTTTTAAGCAGGCAACTAATGAAGATTAAATTTGAAGTAGAAATCGATACTGAAAACCAAGCAGATTGTGATAAAATGCAAGAGCTTATACGAATTTTTGAAGATCTAGACAAGGAACACGATGATTATGATGAACGTTAATGATATCCGCAATTACTTTAAAAGCGAATTAGCTGCTGAGCGCTTTACTACTGACAAGACTGGTGCTAAAACAATTGAGATGCTCGGTGCATCTTTTATTGCTAACGAACCTTCTATCTTTGGTACACCAGTTAAATCTTATATTGATGCAGAGCTAGCTTGGTATGAAAGCGGTTCTACTAATATTAATGATATTCATGGTGCAGACAAAGCTCCGCCTGCCGCTTGGATGTACGCAGCCGATAAGCATGGTAATATCAATTCTAATTACGGCCATCTTGTAGATTCGCCAAAGTTTTATAATCAATATTATAATGCGATTGACGAGTTGATTGCTAATCCAGATAGCCGTCGTGCTCAAATGATTTACAATCGTCCATCTATTTGGGCTGAGTACAACGAAAATGGTAAATCTGATTTTATCTGTACTAACGCTCAAACGTTTTATATTCGTGATAATAAGTTGCATATGGTATCGCAAATGCGTTCAAATGATGTAGTCTTTGGTTATAAGAACGATTATGCGTGGGCTCAGCATCTTATGGATCGTGCTATTGATAATCTAAATGAAGAAGCATATAATCTTACAAAAGGTGATTTGATCTGGCAAGTAATGAATTTGCATGTGTATAGCCGCCACTTTGACTTGGTAGTATAGCTATGGATGATATTCAAGAAACATACGACCAATTTATTAGCCGTAGCTATAAAGAAGCAGATCAAAAGTGGCATCGTCGTTTTATGGATATGGCTCAGATGGTTTCTACGTGGAGCAAAGATCCTTCAAGCCAAATTGGTGCTGTTGCTATTAACGACGAACGTCGAATTCTTGCTACTGGCTATAACGGCTTTCCGAAAGGTATCGCTGATACTGAAGAACGGCTAAACGATAAGGATCAAAAGTATCCTCGAATTATCCATGCTGAAATGAATGCTCTTATGAACGCTTTGTATTCTGGTGTAAGTCTTAAAGACTCAACACTATATGTTTATGGTCTACCTGTTTGTCCTTCTTGTACTAAATGCATTATTCAGGCTGGTGTTAAACACGTAGTAATTCCAGCAACAAAAACAGACAAAGGTAATTGGCAACAAGTTTGGGAAGAACAAAGTTTGCCAATGTTTAAAGAAAGTGATGTACAAGTTACGCTATTGGTGATATAATATGACTTATCTGGTAACAGACAATTGTGTTAAATGTAAGCACACTGACTGCGTTGCGGTTTGTCCAGTTGATTGTTTTTATGAAGGTGAAAACTTTTTAGTAATTAATCCAGACGAATGTATTGATTGTGGTGTTTGTGTTCCTGAATGTCCTGTAGGTGCTATTGTGGCAGATGTAGATTTGCCTGAACCTGAGCTAACTCTGTGGCAGGAAAGGAATGCTAAATATAGCTTGATATGGCCAGTAATTACTGAACAGATTGCGCCAATGGAAGACGCGGAAATCTGGGACGGTGTTCCTGGGAAATTTGAAGAATTTGTAGAAAAAAGCTAGGAGTTATATTATGAAGGTTGCGTTTATTTTTGGTAAGGGCATTGAAGGTTGTGGCGTTACTAAAGGTGCTAATGTATTTGAGGAATGGATTGTTAAGCAAGGACACGAATCAGTAGTTGTTGATTTTGATAACGGTCAGAGCTTTAGCAGATCAAAAGATACATCTTGGCTAGGTACCATGCTAAGACTTAGGGCAGAAGATACAGCTGAAACTGTTCCAGACATTGTTGCTCAAGTTAACAGTTGTGATATTGTTATTATCCACTCAATGCCTACGCGTAAGCAAGGAAAATACATTGATCGTTTCCGCGAATTTGTTGCTACGATTAAAGATCCTATTATTGTTACTCACGATCACGGCATTACTAAACACAATATTAATATGATTCCACAAGCAGCTGAGATCTTCGCGATGTCAGATATTGGTGTTGTTCAATCGTTTGAAGGTTATGGTCGTAAAGGATATACCGCAATCGATCCAACTATGGATGACCGTATTATTGAAAATCCAATCTGGGTTCAAACAGATGAATATGATCAATATCGTAAATCGTTTGAAGATCGTCGTAAGCATTTCTTGTATATTGGTCGTATGTCCTCTATTAAAGATCCTGCGCTAATTCCACGTATTGAACCACACATGAATATGGATGAATGGGATTTGTCTCTAATTGGTTGCGAAAAATCAATTGCTTCAGTTTCAATGTTAACTAGTGATCTTGCTACAAACCCAGCTCCATATACAGACGGATTTAAACAGCGAATTCTTATTAAGAATCTTCTCGTAAGCGGTGAATACTCAATTCCTCCTGCTGAGCTGAAAAAACCTAACGCGCCTAATCTACCAATGAATGCTTACGATCGTTATAGGTATTCTTGGGGTATGACACAGCTTGGTGAGTCTATGGCTTCATGGTGTGGTTATCGTCTAAAGGATCCAACTGAGTATGGTCATCGTATGGAATACACGGTTATTGAATCATTCCTATTGACTGTACCAGTTATTAGTCGGCACTTTGCAGAAAACGCTCGATCACCTGAAGGTAAACTGTGGGGTGAATACTATGGACCTCTTGTTTCTGAAGCTCGATGTGAAGCAGAACTTGCTGTAGAGCTAGAGCGCATTGCTAATGATAAAGAAGAATGGGAAGCGCGCTCTAAAGCTTGTCGTGAACTTATCTACAAGTTTAATGATATTGATGTAATTGGTAAAAAGTTTCTTGATTATGTATTGACAAAAGGCAAAAGAAGTGATAAGATAGATTTTGTAGAGACTATTTCGGATTACTTTCCGTCTGCACGTGAACGTCGTGATAATGGTGAAGTACTTATCACATCAGCTAAAACTGTAATTGACAAGCTAGCGTTTACATTGATTGACGGAAAGCAATTCCCTATTGAGTCTCCCAACAATGTTGGTTCAACACTTGAAGGATTTTTTTAATGTATCACAAACGAATAGTTGTAGATTTTGACGACACACTAGCGTTCCACCAAAACCGCAACTTTGATGATGCTCTTCCTAACGTACCCTTGATTAATAAGCTTAATAACTTATATGATCAAGGATGGCAGATTGATATTTTCACCGCGCGTGGATCTATCTCTTGCGCAAGTAGGGAAGAAGCATTCGACAAGTATTACGAAAGCATGTGGAAATGGCTTGATAATAATAATGTTAAGTACAATGAGCTATCATTTGAAAAGCCATTAGCGGCTTACTACATAGATGATAAAGGTATTCTGCCAGAAGACTTTCTTAAAGTAAACATACGCGATCTTGAGGGTGGTTTGTCTGGTGGAGAAATCTACACAGATGGTAAACTAGTACACAAACAAGATACTAATGCACATGCAACCGGTGATTGGTTTTCTAAAGCAAAGGGTATTGCCACACCAAATGTGCATAGGATCGTTGGTGAAACTATTACTATGGATTATGTTGAGCACGACGAAGGTTACTTTGATGATAACTTTCATATGGGTCTTGCGCTTATTCAGAATAAACTTGAGGCCATGAAAGTACTCAAACCACTAGACAATCTAACTTACGAATCATATATAGATCGTATAGAAGTTCATGCTAATAATTCAGGTCAAGAAGTACTTATTGATAACGTGCGTGATATGCGACTTCTTAATGAAGTAAGAACATATGATAGAACGTTTGCACACGGTGACTTTGGTATCAAGAATATGTTATTCGATGGCAAAGAAGATAATATGACACTAATTGATCCTATCACTGGTGTATTTGGCTGTACTGAAATTGACTGTGCTAAACTTATTGCAAGCTTAGTCATTAATGACTATGCTGCTAATGTTTATAAAGCAACGTTTGAATATCTGGCTTTGTTTAATGAGATAAATAAAGATATACTTCTGGTGTTAGTTATCGCTGAGATTACTAGGGTTTACAAGTATCATCCCGACAAAAATTATATTATGGAGTGCGTGAAAAATGTTTGTGGACATTTCTAAAATAGCGGATGGGTTAAACATAGATCCATCTGAAGTACGAATTGGCTTTACTTGTTCAACGTTTGATCTGTTACACGCAGGTCATATTGTTATGCTTCAAGAAGCTAAATCTTTGTGTGATTACCTTATTTGCGGATTGCTAACTGACCCAACGTTAGAACGCCCAGGCACCAAAAACAAACCAATCCAAACTCCTTTCGAAAGATACGTCCAGCTTGCTGGTTGCAAGTATGTTGACGAAGTAATTCCTTTTTCTACTGAACAAGAAATTATTGATATGATTCTGGCTATTCAGCCTGATATCAGAATCGTAGGAGAAGAATACGAACATACAGATCATACAGGTAAAGGTCTTTGCCCAATTCATTACAACAAGCGTAAGCACTCTTTTTCATCGTCTGATTTGAGACAACGCGTTCTTCAAGCTGAAGAAAACTCTAAACCTAAACAAGCTGAAGAAAACTCTAAACCTAAAGGTGCTAAATGAATATTACACACGCAGCTATCGTTCCTCTAATCGGCGGTAATGCTATTGGTTCACATCAAGCTTTTGGTGTGCCTCCAATGCACTTTATGTCTTACGACGGATTTCAAGGAAACGATAGTCATATTCTAAACTATTATGAAAACAAAATTCCATATTACATACTAGATCAAGATCAAGCTCCTCCAGTAAATGAAAGAGCTGATGTTGTTTCTACGGTTTGTCCTTGTGCAGGTCTATCAATGATGTCTCAAGGATACGGTGATCAAAACGAAAACAACCAATGGCTATCTAAAACTGCAGAATACATCTTAGGCGAATATAAGCCAAAAGTATTTTGGGGCGAGAATGCTCCAGCCTTTGCAGGCAAGGTTGGTAAAACTGTACGTGAAAACTTAAAGAGAATTGGTAAAGAAAACGGATACACAATGTCTGTTTATAGAACAAAGTCTTTATTGCACGGTGGTTCGCAGGTTCGTGAGCGCTCTTTTTACTTCTTTTGGCAAGGTACTAAAACACCGTTGATTGGTTATTTCAATAGACCTCATACGCCTATTGAAGAACTTATAATGAATGTAAAATCTAATTCTCAAATGGAACCAATCAATAAGAAAAAGCCTACTGACAATCCATATTACAGATTTATTCTTGAACACATCCATGGTGGTAGAACTCACGCTGAACATTGTGCAGCAGTAGAGCCTACGTCAGCCCGTGGCGCATGTGTATTTTCTTATATTGAAGATCATGGCTATAACTATTTACAAGTTGGTGAATGGATGGCTGCTAACGGATTTGAAAATGAAGTTGAGAAGTGTGAATACAAATACGAAAAGTTAAAATCTGGTGGAAACATTATGCGCCGCGGTGTTACTGTTCCTAAAGATCGTATTGGTGCTTTTGTTGGTCATTATCCAACTATGTTAACACACCCTGTAGAAGATCGGTTTATCACGTATAGAGAAGCTATGTCTATTATGGGTTTGCCAGAAGACTTTGAATTAGTTGACGCAAGTAAGAAAAACGCTAATCACATTTGCCAAAACGTCCCAGTACAAACTGCAAAGGACATGGCTAATGAAGTTAAAAAATATTTACATAATGAGCTAGAAATGGTTGACACGGACTACATTTTGCAGTATAATCATAAACAGAGAGCAGATTATATTTCTAAACAAAACACAATTGAGGCGTACTTTTCATGACCCAACACTTTATTATTGACTTTGAAACTATTGGTCAGAACTCTCGAGAGGTACCAGCAATTGATTGTTCGTACACTGTTTTCGATTGGGACCGATTTACAAGTGATAATCCATACTCATTTAGAGAATTAGTCTTAGGTATGGAACAGGCTAAGTTTGATATTAAAGATCAAATGGTTAATCACGGATGTAAATATAATGAACATGATTTACAATGGTGGATGGATCAACCAAAAGAACTCCGCCGTAATTTAAAGCCATCAGTTGATGATCTTACAGCAGCTCAATTTACAGAAAATCTAATTGATTATCTTCGTAGTAGTGGTAAGGTTGATTACTGGTGGTCTCGATCAAATTCGTTTGATCCTGTTATCTTAGATCGTATTGCACAGAACGCAAACAAAGGTCCCTTGCTTAGTAGCTTTTTAAAGTATTGGGCGGTACGAGACACGCGTACTTTTATCGATGCAAAATTTGATTTTAACGTGCCGGGTGGTAAGAACGCATTTGTTCCCGTATCAGATATTGCTAAATGGGAATACAATTTTAAATTACACGATAGTAAACATGATGTTGCTGCAGATATTCTAAGACTGCAAGCTATCGTTAGAGCAGAAAATGATTTGGAGCAGGTAGAAATATGAGTAAAATTGAAATTGGCATTGAAGAACTAAAGAAGCATAAGATCTTTGTAGGTACTCCTATGTATGGTGCACAGTGCGCTGGTACGTACACTAAGGCATCTACAGACTTAGCTATGATGTGTGCAGCTAACGGAATTCCTATTCAGTTCTATTATTTGTTTAATGAAAGCTTGATTCAGCGAGCTCGTAATTATATTGCAGATGAATTCTTGCGTTCTGATTGTACACACTTATTGTTTATTGATGCAGACATTGGCTTTAACCCTCGCGATGTTCTTGGACTATTAGCAGTTAACCTTGCTAATCCAGAAACTAACGATATTGTCACTGGTCTATATCCTAAGAAAACAATCGCTTGGGAAAAAGTACAGAAGGCAGCTGCCGCAGGCAAAGGCGATGAAAATCCTTTTGAACTAGAGCATTATACTGCTGATTATGTATTTAACCCAGTAAACAAAGCAACGACGATTAACCTCGGTGAACCGTTAGAAGTTGCTGAAGCTGGTACTGGTTTTATGCTAATTCCTCGTGCAACGTTTGAGAAATTTAAAGTAGCATATCCGGAATTGAGCTATAAGCCAGATCATGCACGTACTGAGAACTTTGACGGTGATCGTGAGATTCACGCATTCTTCGACTGTATTATTGATCCAGAAACTAAGCGTTATTTGTCTGAAGATTATTTCTTCTGCAAGAAATCACGTGATGCTGGAATGCACGTAGTTGCTTGTCCTTGGATGCAATTACAACATATCGGCTCTTATATCTTTAAAGGGTCGCTAGGTCATATTGGACAGCTTGGTATGTCAGCAACTGCAGACAAATCAAGTAGAAAGAAATCTTATAACAAAAAGAACAAATAACTGTTGACACCAGTGAATAACTATGTTATTATTAGTATAACAAATCAAACAAGCAATGGAGCTTTATATAATGAAATTCAGTGAACGTACTATCACCATCCTTAAAAGTTTTGCGAGCATTAACAAGTCTATCTTAATGAAACCTGGTAATGTACTCAAAACTGTAACACCGGAAAAAACTTTGGTTGCACAAGCTACTATTCCAGATCAGATCCCGTCTCAAGCGTGTATCTACGATCTGTCTCGTTTCTTGTCAATTCTAAGTCTCTACAACGATCCAGATGTAGAATTCCATGATAAACATTTTACAATCACCGCTGGCAAGCAACGTACTAAATACGTGTATGCAGATATTTCTATGATTCACGCTGCACCAGAAAATGACATTAAATTGCCATCTGATGATGTTGTAGTCGATGTATCGTGGAATGATCTACAGTCTGTTATTAAAGCAGCTGGTGTTTTACAATTTCAGGAAGTTGCATTCGTTGGCCAAGAAGGTAAAATCTACCTTAAAGCTATCGACGGCAATAACGCAAATTCAGATGACTATGGCGTTGAAATCGGAACTACATCTGATGAATTTAAGATCATTATCAAAACTGATAATCTTAAACTTTTACCTCAGGATTATAAAGTTACTCTTTGCGCGAAGGGTATCTCTGAGTTTAAAACAGAAGGTGTCACATACCATGTGGCAATTGATACTAAGTCGACTTATAAAAAAGGATAAATGAAAATGACCGAACAAACACAAGCACCAACCCAAGAGCAACAAGAACAAGCTGAAGTACAAATCTCTTTGCAAGATATTGCAACAGTTGTACAGATGATTGATGTTGTTTCACGACGTGGAGCATATGAAGGTAACGAAATGGCTGGCGTAGGTATGCTACGTAATAAGCTAGAAGCGTTCCTTCGTCAAAATGCACCTGAAGGCGAAAACCCTGAAGGTCAAATGCCTGCTGAAGCACCAGCCAATGTACCATCTGGCCCAATGTCTGGTAAAGTAGCAAACTAACTAAGACTCGCTACCTTAGAACGAACGAGGCGGGCTCTCGTTGCTAAATAAACCCGCACTTATTCTTATATTATGATTGGTGATGATGATGGCTATTGAAGCAAAAACAAATGAAGTATTGTGGGTAGAAAAATACCGCCCACAGACTATTAATGATACAATCCTCCCAGAAAAAACTAAAGCAGCTTTTAAAAAGTTTGTTGAAGACAAAAGTATTCCTAACCTACTGCTTACTGGCGGTCCAGGTGTAGGTAAGACCACAATCGCAAAAGCTATGCTTGAAGAGCTAGGATGCGATTACATTGTTAAGAATGGTTCACTTAACGTTAATATCGATACACTTCGGTATGAAATCTCTACGTACGCTTCCTCCATGTCTTTATCTGGTGGTCGTAAGTATGTTATCTTTGATGAAGCAGATTATCTAAATGCTACATCAGTTCAACCTGCCTTGCGCAACTTTATTGAAGAATATTCTTCTAACTGTGGCTTCATCTTTACGTGTAACTTTAAAAACCGTATCATCGAACCACTACGTTCTCGTTTGTCTGAAGTAGACTTTACTATTGAAACATCACAACGTCCAAAGATGGCAATGCAATTCTTTAAACGTGTATGCGGTGTTCTTGATAATGAAAGTGTTCCATACGAAAAGCCAGTTCTTGCTAAAGTAATTGAACGTCACTTCCCAGACTTCCGCCGTGTTCTTACTGAACTTCAAACATATTCTGCATCCGGTAACATCGATGAAGGTATCTTTGTTAACCTAAAGCAAGAGTCTATGGATGAAGTATTCAAGCAGCTTAAAACTAAGAACTTTACCGGAATGCGTAAATGGGTTGCTTCTAACAGCGATCAGGATATGAATGAAATGTTCCGCCGCATTTATGACATGGCAACTGATAAAGTTGAAATGAAATCTATGCCGGGTTTCGTAGTTACTCTTGCTGATTATATGTACAAAGCAAACTTCGTAGCTGATAGTGAAGTTAATATGGTTGCTTTCCTTACAGAAGTAATGATGGAGGCTGAATACAAATGATTACCGATATATTAACATTCGCGCTTGGTTGTTTCATTGGTGGCATTGGTTGGCACGCGATAGTAGTATCTTCTGAGATCATAGAGGAAAAGAAAGCTCGTTATCGCGCAGGTACTCATGACTATTACGGCAATAGAATAGATAAGGATGATGTATAATGGGTCAGTGGATAGATAGACTTATTAACAAATCAACCGTTGCTTGCGCTTTTTGTGGAAAAAAGGTTGACAAAAAGACATGTTTCAGTGTAAAATTAAATACAGCAGAAGGCCTTCATACAATCAAGGCTTGCAAAGACTGCGGTGATGATGTTAACGAAGTACTCAAAGCTATCGAGGAGGTCAAGAATGACTCTCCCGTATGAACGCAGATGGGCAGTAAATAATACTCGTCAGTTTCTAGTGGATCTAATGGATCCTAAGAAAACGCCAAGGGTACCATCGGCTGTACGTAAAGAAGCTTATCGTTGTATTAAACATTATCCAGGCGATTATTACATGGAACAGGCTGCTGAACAAGCGCCAGACGTATTTGGAGATTGGAAAAATGAGTAAAGCATATAGTCCGTTTGATTACATGAACGCAGTTTCTTTCACGAAGGAAGATCTTATTGGTAATAGTGATCAGCCAGATATTGCTGAGAAAGACTATAGTCCTTATATGGTTAACCGTGGATTTGCTAACTTTGAAGATACTATTCTCCATGCTAATGAATTAAACCAAAGACATCATCTCTTTCATGGTGCACAGTTTGATTATTATCGTGGCGCATTACGCAAACGTAAGCGTTTTTCTAAATGGCCAAAGGCTGATAAAAGCGATGATCTTGATGCGATTCAGCAAGTGTATTCGTGTAACCGTACAGTAGCAAAACTATATTTCAAAGCCCTTACAAAAGATGATCTTACGGTAATTCATAACAAGATGAATATCGGCGGAGTTTCTAAATAGGATAAATATATTGGATGGTCATGGTGAGCATCGTGATAATAATAAACAATATAAAATAAGGTGCTGTATGTTATGGAAAATGAAGACATTTTCAGAGGCGTCGGTATAGAAATTTCGCTCCCTACTCCCGATAGTTTTTTGAAAGTCAAAGAAACTCTCACTAGAATTGGCATATCTTCTCGCAAAGAAAAGAAATTATATCAAACATGTCATATTCTACACAAGCAAGGACGATACACAATTCTGCATTTCAAGGAATTGTTTATACTAGACGGTAAGAAAAACACATTTACAGAAGAAGACTTAGCAAGACGTAATACGATTGTTAATTTGTTAGAAGAATGGGAATTGATCTCTATAGTTAATCCGATGTCGGATGAAGCTGTATCTGCTCCTATAAATCAAATTAAGATTTTATCTCATAAAGAAAAATCTAATTGGACCCTTGAGGCCAAGTATAATATTGGGAAAAAGTGATATGAATGTATATAAAGTGAATGAATTAGCAGAGCTGCCAGAATACGCAACAGATGGTTCAGCCTGCTTCGATATTAAAGCATGTATTAAGAATGGACAACGTTTAAGATCTTTTAACTCTTTTAATAAAGAAATGTCAGTAATGGTAAAGGGAGTCGGCGGAGTTAAAGACGCTTTCCAATTGCCACCAAGCATTAGGTGTTTAGTACCAACAGGTCTTATCTTTGATATTCCTGCAAAACACGTAATGAAAATGTACATCCGTTCATCAGCTGCTTTGAAAAAAGGGCTGACCTTGGCGAATGGCGTTGGTATAATTGATTCGGACTATGTCGAAGAATCTTTTATCATGCTGGAGAATATTTCTGATAGTATGGCAACAATTGAAAACGGTGAAAGGTTAGCTCAATGTTTAATTGAGAAGACTCTTAGCATGAAGATTGTTGAAGTATCAGAAAGACCAGGACAAAAGACTGACCGTGATGGTGGGTTTGGAAGTACTGGTGAATAACACATATTACTAAATGTAATAACCTTTTTTAAGTTTATACACATTTAGCAGTATAAATAAAGATGTAGGAATGCCGTAATAGGGTTCCTACACTTTAAACCGTCGGTTAATACGACACATAAAATAATCTTGCTTAACAGGAGATAGCAAAATGACACAACACAACCCGAGAACCAATGCACAGTTCACTACAGATTTACTTAATGATCCATACTTTATTGGATTTGAAAATCTTGTGAATAAAATGACGTTGCCAATGCAAGGCAAACAGAATTATCCCCCATATAATATCATTAGAAAAAGTGACAATTCTTATGAATTGCAACTCGCTGTCGCAGGCTTTTCTTTTGAGCAACTTGATATTGAAGTTAAAGATGGGATTTTGTCTATTTTAGGCGAAAAGAATATAGATCAAGAAGATAGTAATGAGTACCTTCACAAAGGAATCTCTGCGCGATCTTTTACTCGAACGTTTACTCTATCAGATACTATTGTTGTAAACAATGCTGATTTGAATAACGGCATTTTGAGTATTGATCTTGAAAATGTTATACCAGATGAAAAGAAACCTCGTAAGATTAATATCACGAGACCAACGGAAAAATAACTTATCGCCCTCAGGAGGGGCAACTAATGAAAAAGGCTATTTCTTGGATTAAGGAATGTGACGGACACTTTTGTAATACTATATCTGAATTTACGCTATTAGTTACTATGATGCTTACAATATATCATTGTATTGCATTAATATCATAAGTTTATAGAAAGGGAGCTTAATTGCTCCCTTTTTTATTACGCGATTAAACCGCTAGTTATTCCGTATGGCAGAAGTGTTTTAGCACCCATTCCACCACCGCCACTAAAACTTACTTGCGATACTTGATGTCCGCCGTTAGTTATATATGTTGGTGAAGGCGCAATAGTAGTAGCTCCACCTATAATAACGTTTCCGCCAGCACCACCAGCTGACATTGTAAGCAAATCAGCTTCTAAAGCTCTATTAGAAGAATTGTTTCTTTGTTGGAGAATCTGTTCATAATACGCTTCAAATTCTGCTCTTTCTCCGTTTGATTCGTTAATAAAACCACGACCACCCAGCATCTTAGGTTTGCCGTCTGCTGTATGTGTAGCGCCGTAGTTAGTATCCCAGTCGTTTCTTGCATAGTCGCCCACAACACCTGATTCTATTGGACGCCGTGGTACGGGTGGATTCGCAGCATTCATAGCAGCTTGACCAGCCTCTAACGCGGCTTTACCTCCCGTTACACTATCTACTTCAGCCCTTGCAACAGCGTCAGGATCTTGGCCAAACGCCCATTCAACAATATATTGCCCAAGTTTGTTTCCGCCAAACGCTCCTAAAATACCACCGCCAATGCCTCCGATTAATGCACCCCAAGGACCGCCCATAGCTCCTATAGTAGCACCTAGCAATGCACCTCCAACACCAGCAACTATCTCACCTACTATAGGTCCAAGAGCAATCATTTTTTGCTCTTGGCTCATAACGCTATCAGGCTGGCTTAATATATTTGTTATTCTTATAAGCTCTATTGCTACCATTGCTGGCTTAGCTATTTTCAGCACCCCAGTCAACAACCCGTATATTCTTTTGTATTTAGGTTCTAGAGCAGCTTCAGCGGCCTTTAGAATATCTGCGTCACTCATTATTTTGCCAGCGGCGCCAGATGGACCAGGAGCAGCATGAACACGATTCGTTGTTGTTTTAAATTCAACGCCTGCCCTTATACCCGCAGGACTAGCAGCATATGCTCTCCGCATTTCCAATCGTGAAGCCACTGTACTGCCAGCTCCTGGGCTATTACCACGACCGCGATTAGCGGGGTTACCGTCTTGTGTTGGTGTTGCCGTTGGTGCTTTAACTTCTGGTGCACCGAACATTCTTTGGAACCAAGATTTGCCACCTTTTGGTTTCATGCCATCATTGAGTTGGCGATTCATCCGGTTAAAAGTATATCTTACTATTGATAATGCCGCACCAGCACCTTTGTACGCTAAAATCAGTCCAGCCGCAATATCATACCAACTAATATTCATAATTTTGTCAAAATTAGTTGCAATCGTCTGTATATTATTATTTAGAGTGTCGAGTGATCCTGGAATGCCTGAAATAGAAGTACTCATAGCTTCAAATTGGGTTTTAATTGCTTCTATGTCTATATTTCCGATTTCACTTAACTTAGGACCGAGTGCACCAATACCGGTTTCCATATCGGTAAATGCACCGCCATACTTTTCATCAATAAATCCTTTTAGTGCATTGTAGCCTACGAAAGCACCACCTGCTGCCATAGCAATATTCTTTAATGATAAAGCACTTGCTATAGAGTCACCAATTTTGTTTATTTTTGCATCTGTTTCGTCTTCTGAGCGAGGAGTTTTTCCAGGTTTAGTATCTGGGGTAACTGATTCTGGCGGCTCAATTTCTTTGAATTGTTCACTAGTCTTTTGAGCTTCAAGAGCGTCTGTAGCTAATCCAAGCTGCATTTTCATTAACGCGGTTTGCTCAATAACGTTAGCACTAATCGCATCAAAAACTGGTTTGAATTGATCTAGTTTTAGATTGACAGAACGTACTGAGTTAGTTCCATTACGTATTAGCGCGCCTTCGGCTTTTAACCTGTCTAATATTGCAAGTGTGTCTGCGGATAGTTCTGCCATTTGTTTTTACCTATGTGTTTTCGTTCTGTTTCGCTATAAAGTCGACGATCATCCCAAAGTATAAATCACGCTCGTATGGCAACATATTTTCTATTTCAGTTATCGAGTATTTATGGTGCTGTGCCATCGCAAATACCATTTTATAATAGTCATGTAACGACGTATGGCACAGCATTAGGAAAAAAAAGTTTTCATTCCTTCAATAACAAATGTCTTATCATCGCCTTTTTCGTTTGTGTACTTTATTTCATGTCTAAGCTTTGGTACAGTTTCAAAGAATAACGAAATTCCTTTAACAACTTGTCCAGCAAAGTTTTCAACAAAAGCATCAACTTCTTCCGTTTTGTACTCAGCAAAGTTATGTACTTCATCTTCTGAAGCAATCTTATCCATACAAGAAACCATCATGTAGTAATTTGCCAATGGATCGCTTGGATCTAAATCTGCCATTTTAACGTATTCATCTATGGTTGGATACTTCAAATACAACACCCATTCTTCGTTAAGTCTGATTTCGTTAGAATGCTCTGGATATCTTGTTACTTGTACCTTTTCAACATCTAAATTTAATTTTACCGTTTCATCAGTATCTGGATCTTTAATAGTAAACTCGATATTGTTATCAACAGAGCGAGATCTCAAAACAAGCATTACATATTCTAGATCAAACATTGCTAGTGTTCCAATGTCTATATCAATCAAGCAGTTGTTAACGATCTGTCTAACCGCTAAAACTTCTTGTGCTACTTCTTCTGCTTCTTGTGCCACTAACAAAATCTTTTCTTCTTTAACTGTGAACGGTCTGTATTTAACCTTTTCACCGGTAGACGGTAGTTCTAATTCAAAGATAGGTAAGTCAATCTTAGGTAAAGCCATTATTTAT